CTTTATAAGAAGGGAAAGAAAACGCTTTAGTCGCATTTCCATCCCCAGTGTAATCTACGAATGTTGTTGCCATTATTTATAAATGTTGAGGATGTTTGCGGTTGTCTGTCGTTTGTCGACTTGACGTAGTTTTTCTAAACGCTGTTCTTCCACTACTTTTGCAATTCTAGGATCATCTTTGATAGATGCCCAAGCTCTTGCTTTTGCTCTTTTAAATAATCTGTCGATAACTCTATTATGATAATAGTCTCTAGCATTAAACTGAGCACGTCTGCCTGCACGTATGTCAGAATACATTTCCTCCATAGATGCTAACATTCTTTTGTCTTTAGCAAACTTATCAAGCTCTAGTTCTAAGTTAAGAGATCCTAGTGCTCGTTGAAACTCTGATCTAATATAAGGATGATCTGTTAAATTTGTACTGTCAGGTGCAAAGTATGTAGATGTACGTAAATCATAACCACTATCAAACAAAAACTCTCTACCGGGACTTTGATCTAAATTTAAACTAACAGGACTCACCGCATTGTATAGTCTTGTCATAAAATCCCAATCTTTTAGTGGTCTACCATTTAGCATATCATACTTAAGAGGTAGCTGACTAGCAGTAAGATTTTCGGTAATTAAGTTTCTATTACGTATAGACTGAAACACACCTGAGTTAATTTCACGCATGTATGGGGTAAATAATCTACCTAAGTCATTACGTATACCAGCTAGTGGTACTTGGTTATTAATTAGTCCAGATACAATACGTCCACCTTGACCGGGTCTACCGGCAAATAGGTCAACAAAAGATTGTATGCCTGCTAAGTATGACTTACTTGTAACAGCCTGAGCTATAACAAGAGATATTTTACCAAGTTCATTTTCTGTCCACTCTTCACCCATAAGTTCACTTGCGTCACCTACGTCAGCGATTGTAGACATGATAAGGTTAAATGGTTCAAACTGGTCATAACCAACACGAACAGCACCTAGCTTAATAGTTCTAGGTTCCCATTTACCATCTAGCCATAACTGTCTTTTCTGTCTATCAACTGGTCCGTTACCATTTAGATCTCCACGCATCCAAGCTTGTATTGCCATAAATGTAACAGCAGAACCTATCGCCAATCGACCTGTTTGTAAGGCACGTGCGTTAGCTAGTTCTTCAGCAGTAAATATACCATACTTGTTTACACTAGATAGATTGTTAGGATTTGCAAATGCTATATCATTGAACTCTTTGACTAAGAAGTTAAAACCCGGTGTATACTTCCCCGTTAAAGCGAGTCCGTTTACTCCAGTTCTAGCAAACAAAAAGAATGGTTTAGCTAAAGGTGCAGCACTAAATACATCGTTAAGACCTTTTGCAAAGCCTGTAAGTTCTTGTGTTAGTGTTACTTCTTTACGTGCAAATGCAGTAGCTTCGTCTTTGATGTTACCCTGTGCGTCAAACACTTGTGAGTAAAAATCATCTTCGTATGCTCGCATTACATCTTTTGTTAGTTTTGGTGTTTTATAACCACCTTCCTGTAACTCAAGTGCTCTACGCATAGCTTTTTCACGCATCTTAGCACGACCAAGTATGTAACCAAACGCATCGTCGGTTGCAGCCATGATCTTAGTAGAGTATGTTAGAAAATTACTATTGTTCATCTGACGTGCTAAGTTAGCTACACGAAAAGCTGCTTGCTCTCCGGGTGTAGCTCTACCACTATCTTCTGCCCAACGACGTAATATTTCCCAGTTATCGTCTGCTGCTGTAAATTCTGTAAAACGTGTTTTAATTGTTCTAATATCACCTTTCCAGTATGAGTTAAGTTTACTTCTAAATAAAGTAAATGACTCAGGTACAGCTTCTATCATGCCGTTAACTGCTGCAAGACTTGCTCTTACATCAGCTACATTACCATCAAAAGGTAGTCTTAATATAGCACCTAAGCTTTGAGCTAATGGTCGTAAGAAAGTTGCAGTTGATGTACCCATAATAGCACGACCCGGAGTTTTAGGTCCAGATAATATACTATGTGACATCACACCTTCTAACTCACGAATCATAATACCAGTACGATTTACACCACCTTCGGTTAGTGGACCACCCATAATTGTTTTTCTTGCCCACGCATCAAAGTCGTCTAATGTGTTAAGATTATCCATCATAGAAAAAGCTTCAAACAAAGCATTAAGCAAGTTATCATCTTTATCATCTTTAGCAATCTTAAGTATAGACATAATAGAATCTTTAGTATCTGCCATAGCTTGTGATGTGGCTTCTTCTACTGTCTTTGTACTTTTTTTGCCAATGCCAAGTTCTCTAAATGAGTCAGACTTTACAAATCTAGCTTTTTTTGTTTCGTACAATGCCATAAGCATAGTATCTACAAGTTGTTTAGCTGGTCCATCTATATCAGTTATATCTACAAGATCTTGTATTTCTCTTCCAGCTACACCTAAATCTCGTACCTGTTTAAGAAGCGTACCTATTAAAAGATCAGCAACTACTACGTTTTTAGATGTCCATATTTCTACACCATCAACCACATCAGGTTGTGCTTCAATCAAGTCTTTTAGATATTCGGTAGCTGACATTTCAGCAGCATTTCTGCCCTGAGTTATTTGTTGATGAGCGTCTATATGTTCCTTAAACTTTGCTACTAATGCTTTTCTAGATCCTTTTGCAGCATCTAATTCTCTTGCAAATTTTTCTGAGCTGATCAAAGTTTTGAGTATACGTTCAGCTGTTTCTTCATCTGTGCCACCTTCTAAGGCTACTCTTTCTCGTTCTATCGGTGTTGTTACACTACCAGTAGATCCTTCTTCCGAACCCCATTGAGTACGTGTTTTTGATAGTTGTTCTCTAGCTGTCTGTGGATCAACCTCTGATATGTGTGCTCCTTGGTGTGGTTGAGATATAGGTGCATTTTTATCTGCTCTAAAATCTGTTTCACCTTTACGAAGCTGTGCTAAACCAGCCTGTACTGTCTGAGTCTCTAAGCTTTTATTACGTTTTGTTATCTGTTCTATAGCTTTGTCACCACCTTTTTTTAGTGTGTAGGCAAAACCGTCAAAGATTAGACCTATGCCCATACCTTCAACTATATTTTTTAGTTTCATCACGACTGGATGGTCTGTATCTTTTGTAGATATAGGTGTATCCATCCAACCAAATCTATCACGTAATGCACCTAAAGCGTTCTGTTCATCTGATTCTTTTGATATAAGATCAGATACAGCTCCTACAGCTGCACCTCTAACTAGGTTGCCTTTTGAAAGTGCGACTAAACCAGCTGGAATTGCGACTAAACCAGAAGCTGCACCCACCTTAGCGGCTGCAACAGTACCGGCTGCTAATGTACCAAAGTGAACTAAACCCCTTAGTTGTTTACCCCACCATGTTTTTGTTTCTATTGGGTTATCATACCCACCAAAGGGAGTCCAGTCTGGTCTGTATGTGCCAGTCTCTTCCCTTTGTCTTTGCATTTCTCCAGATAACGCATCTACTGTACGTTCTGGAAAGGTAGCAAGCGATGATGCAGTGTCTTGAAGCCCACCAGACAATATAGATTGTCCCTCTTTTATGAGTGCCTTAGCACCCCAGTTTTCAGCATTTCGAGGATCGTCTTGTACTTCTTTACTAACCTGTTCTGATTGCTGTAACTGTGCCTGAGACGCTTCTTGCCTTTCTATCGCTCGCTGATACTCTTCCGCAGCGTTTTGTGCCGCATCTGTAATGTCATTAACTGCATCCAGATCGACTTCTACTTTTGCGTTAGAGTAGTTTGAGTCTGTCATTTTAATTTTTAGATCTTGCTTGTTTAACTGCTGGAACTTCTAATAGTTCCTCCATAGTTGTTGGTCCTTTGTTTGTGTTTTCTTGTTTACGTAAATTTCTCTGCCTTTCTCTATTTCTGTTGTAGTTGTTTATTTCGGTCTGGAGACCTAAAACTACGCCTTCAGTAAGGTTCTGAAACTGATTCATTGGTATATTACGTAGCTGTGGAAATACATCTAAAAGTGCATTTGCTTCTTTTGGAGATAGTTTAACTAATCTATCCCAGCTACCTTCTTTTTCATCACCTTGAAACACAGTTTCTGTACCACCTTTTTTGGCTTGTATGATAGCACCTCTAATACTGTTAGTACGATTAGCACGTTGTCTTACAAGTTCTAATACTAAGAAACTTTGATTTTCTTCAGTAAATAATTCATTCTTAAAATCAGGTGGTAAAAATCTAACAGCATCTTTAAATTCTTGTGCACTTAAACCGTACACTCCGAAGTTAGTGCCACCTCTATCAGCATACACAAGTAGCTGACCGATTGTAAGTTTATCAGCACCTCGTTTTTTCGGTCCGACTGCTGAATCGAAACTTCCTACATCATTACCTGTTTTAAATCCTTCTAAGATTTTTTTACTTTTTTCTGGATCTAATAGTTTTTCATAGGTTTTAGTTAGATGCGGTTTGACTTCAAGTTCATTTAACTCAGCTTTTGTAAGTCCATACTGTGGGTCTATTAAGATTCCTTCGTCGTTAGTTACAAAGCGTTCAGCTATTTCACCATCTTCAGTATAACCACCTGTAGCTCTAAATCTGTCATTAGCATACTGTTCGGCTGATAAGCTTGTGTTTTTAGTTACACCTTTAAAATATGCGGGAAAAGCCTCACCAAATTGATAATGTCTTTTTAGTTGACTTAGTGCTTGTTTTTCATGTAAAGAAATTGGCTCACCTTGATTAGATGCTTTATTAAGATCACTTTTTATATACTCTCTGTCATTGTTAATGTCTTGAGATGTAACAGTCGCACCTAATCTTTTTTCTACTTCTGTATCTGTATATAATCCAGCTCTTAAATTTGGCTCAACTGTGGCAAAAGCCAGTTGTTGAGCTTTTTCTAACTCTATACCATTATCAGTTTGAGTTTTTACTATTGCTTTAAAAGCTCCATACGCCTTTCTTGTTTGCCGTATTTCGTCATTACTAAGTTTATATTGTGGATCTTTACCTCTAAAAACATTTTTTAACTGGTCAACGTAATCAATATCTAGATCTCCTTTACCAGCGTTAGGATACTCTCCTCCTGTTGTAACACCTTGAGAACCAACTTGTAAACCTCTCACATCAAGGTGTGGATACCTGTTTTCTAACTCTTCATACTTATCTTGTAGTATTCCTGTTGGTATCTCACCGTTATGTTTAAGATTAAGTTCGTTAAGTTCTCGCTGTGCTGTCTTTTCATTAGCAGAATTACTTAGTTCAAGCTCCCTTGCTAATTTAGTTTCTATTTTTTGTATTAATGAAGCATTAGCATCTTTACCACCAAATGGTCCGTCAGCATATTTATAAACTTTACCACCATTTCCATCGTGTCTATGAAACGCACCATCAAATAAATAATCTAGATGATGTAACTGTAACTGTGGTTGATCTGACTCGACCTCAGCTGCAACTCTTTCAAAAAGATAATCAGTAGCTTCCTTAGTCGTGTCAAAATTTCTAGTATTTTTGATTGTATCTACTAAAGTTATTACATCTATATCCATTTTAGCATTAGGATTATATGGCTGTAAAGTATCAACAATAATTTTATCTAACTTGTCGTCTCTATTTCTTTCATAGTTTCTGTTAGACTCAGCTTTCCAAGTTTGTATATTATTTTCTTTTCTTTGCTGTATGTCAGGCCACATTTTTTCGTAGAATAATCTTCTAAACTTTCTACTATTTGTATCTATACCAAGTTTTTCAGCTTCCATAAGCATAGCAGTAATCATCAACTCATCAGCAGCACCATGTAACTTCATATATTCATCTATATCAGTTAATTTTTTACCACCTCTTTCATTAACAATTTGCTGTCTAGCACCAAAAAAACTTTGCTTTTGTCTTCTTAATAACTCTTTTATAGAAATATCTTCTGGTTCTACAGTAGTTCTAGTATGTAGAAAGTTAATAGATTCGTTTGTATTTTCTTTAAAAAGTTGGTTGTTTACTTTGGCATTTTCTAAATTAAATTTGCCATCTGCATCTCTAAGTTCTTCAAGAAGATTATTGTCCATAAAAGACATAGCTTCATTAATTTTATCTTGAGCCTCTCTTCTTGCTTTCAAGGCTTTCATAGCTTGGCTAGCAGACTGGGAAAACTGTGCTAAAGACTCCAAGTTTCTCATAGGAGTCTCTGCAATCAGTTTTTGTATCTCAGCCATTTGGTCATAGAACTCTTTAGTGTCCTGTATGTTGGCGTCTATTTGAGCATTAACAGAATCTGTTAGATCGGGTTCTGTAGCTTCATAGTTAGTAGCGGAAAGATCGGGTATTACGTCCCGTTCTTTTCCGACTATGGTTCCGAATGATGATGTCATAATTTAAAATGAAGGAAATGTACTAAAGGCTCCAGAAAAATCATCGTAACTACCAATACCTAATCCGCCACTCTGTACAGCATCACCAAAACTTAAACCACCACCGGTTGGTACTGAAGGTTTTTGTCCAAAGTTAAATAACCCTGCTGATGAACTGATACCTGTAGCTATACTTGCTACTTGACTTGCCATCTGTAAAGCACCACCTAATCTGTTTGTAGGAGGCATCATCACAGGTGCACCGTATGCAGCTGGTATACCTAAAGCTTCTCGACCTCTAGCTTGTGCGGCTTGGAATTTACGTCTAGCACCTTCTTGAGCATATGCCATGTTTCGGCCTAGTACGTTATCTATAACTGATTCTACTTCTGACTGTGCTGCAAGTAATCCTTGATAGTTAGCAACACCGAAGCGTCTTGATCTACCACCCTCGTTGACTGTACCTTTTGATCTAAAATACTTACGAGCAGCGTTTTCTAATTGTTTTCTACCCTTACCTTGAGCGGCAAGTGCACCGGCATAGGCATCACTTTGATCTCGTGATAAACCTATGACATTTCTATTCTGAGCTCTTGCGAGTTGTGTTTCTTTATTAAAGAACTGAAGTCCTTTTTGGGCAAAGATTGCATCTTTCTGAGCAGCTCTTTCTCGAGCGGCTGCTCTTGCCCCTGCATTAGCGTCTACGCACACGGCAAAATTCTATAAATGTTATATTGTTCGGTCCATGTTCTAACTTGCGTAAAAACTTGAAACCAAGAAACTTTAGCAGTTTTAAATGTGCCTTGTTTCTACTGTCAACTATATTCCAAAGAAGAGGCTCAGGTCGGCTATCGACATACCGCTTTGCCTCTCTTGCAAATGTAATTGGGTATCGGTGTATATCAGGAGTGCATAGCATCCATATATCACCTTCTTTTCCTACTCCAGCCATGCCAGCAGTCTTGCCGTCAGGCACTGTAAAGTACACGTAGGATGGGTTGTGACACATCAAAGCAGGGAGAAGGGCAGATGGTATCCCATGCCCCTCTTCAACCTCTCTGCGGTCATCTGGACGTAAATTAGAGGCAACCTGAGTGGCAGCCTCCGTTGTAAGTGGGTGTATGTAATCAGACACGTTTATAATATTTGGGTGAGTAGTCACCTTCCCA